CCCTGGCTCGTAGCCAAAACGAAACTGAATTAAGACAAGAATTTGGTTTAGCTTATGATAAAAAAGTTAATGCAGCTAATAATGTATTTAAAACTTTTTTTGCAAATGATTTAGCTGAACTAAAATTACAAGACGGAACACCAGTGGGTAATCATCCTGGATTTATTAAGGCACTTGCAAATATGTCAGATAAATTTAGTGAAGATAATATTAGTGCTGGACAAGAAAATACCAGTGCTATAACACCACAAGAAGCACAAAGAGAAATTGATAAGATTATGTTTGATAAAACTCATCCTTATCATAACAAAGAACATCCTGGACACGATAAAGCTGTCAAGGAAATGACAGATCTCTTTAATGCAAAAGTTTCAATGGGGTAGTGCGTAAGCATCCTGTTTGACAATCTGAATAGAAGATCAACTAACAGTTGTAAAATGCAGACGAACCTACATTAGTAGATAATTCTCGAACATTTTAACCATAATTTGAATAAGGAGGACATTATGTCTAATCAAATTACTACAGCTTTTGTACAGCAGTATGGTTCTAATGTGCAAATGCTTTCACAACAAATGGGTAGCCGTTTGCGTGAAGCTGTAGATGTTGAGTCAATCACTGGAAAAAATGCGTACTTCGATCAAGTTGGCAGTGTTACTGCACAAGTGCGTACATCCAGACATTCTTCGACTCCGCAAATTGATACTCCGCACTCACGCAGACGAGTTAGCTTGGCTGATTATGAGTGGGCAGATCTAATTGATGATGCGGATAAAGTAAGAATGTTAATTGATCCAACTAGCTCTTATGCTAAAGCAGCAGCAGCTGCGATGGGTAGAGCTATGGATGATGTTATCATCACAGCTTTAGGCGGCACAGCCTATACTGGAGAAACTGGCGGCACTTCTGTTGCACTTCCAAGCACTCAAAAGTTTGCGACTTCAAATCAATCTGATGGTTTAACTGTTGCAAAACTTCTTGATGCAAAGAAGAAAATGGATTTAGCTGATGTAGATCCGAGCATACCAAGATATATTGTATGCGGAGCAACTCAAATAAGTGATTTGCTCAACACAACTGAAGTTAAATCTTCTGATTTCAATACTGTTAAAGCTCTAGCACAAGGTCAAATTGACTCTTACCTAGGTTTTAAATTTATTATGTCAAACAGATTAAGCTTCGATGCAAGTAATACTGACGACAGATTAGTTTTTGCTTTCACAAAAGATGCTATCAAACTTGCTATTGGCAAGGATGTAACTGCAAGAATAGACGAAAGAGCTGATAAATCTTACAGCACACAAGTTTATTATTGTATGTCAATTGGTGCAACTAGAATGGAAGAAGAAAAAGTTGTTCAGATTCCTTGTAACGAGTAGGAGGGATAAGATATGGCTAGTGTTAAATCAAGTGCTATTACTAATCTTGATGCTGTACCAGCAGTAAATGCTGATGGCGGCAACAATTCTCCTATGATGGTATGGCACGATACATACGAAGCAGCTTCCCTTGCAAGTGGTTCTGACATCACAATCGCAAGAATACCAGCTGGAGCAACTATACATGATGTAGTTATCAAAGCTGATGCTCTTGGTGGATCTTCAACTTTAAAAGTTGGCGATTCTGGCGATGATGATAGATATTTAGGAATCGTAGGCACATGGAATGTTGCTGGACAAACTCAATCAATGTTAGGTGGTAGCTCTACTGGAGCAGCAACAACTGCTGTAACTGGTGTAGGTTACAAAGTAAGCTCACAAACTGACATCGTTATTACTACTGGTGGTGCAACTATCAGTGGTACTATCTATGCTTGGGTTTATTGGACTCAATAACTAATAGAGGGGGATTTATTCCCCCTTTTTTTTCAAGGAGAAATTATGGCAAAAAAAGGATTATACGCAAATATTAATGCAAGAAAAAAAGCTGGTACATCAAGACCAAAATCTAAATCAACAATAAGTCCAAAATCATATGCAAATATGAAAGCTGGATTTCCAAAAAAGAAAAAGTAAATGGCATCAAAAGTAGAAATATGTAACTCGGCACTAAATATGCTGGGAGCAAACAACATTACAGATATTACAGAAGATAGTAAAAACGCAAGGTTGTTAAACCAACGATATGAACCAGTGCGTGATGCTGTGTTTCGTAGTCATGCCTGGAACTGTTTAATTAAAAGAGTTGAACTAGCAGCTGATACTGACACACCTTCACACGAATATACTTATCAATATACTTTACCAGCTGATTGCTTACGAGTTTTAAAAGTAGGAGGTCATCACGATGGATCTTCTTCTGATTTAGATAATGGTACTGCATTTAAAGTAGAAGGTAGAAAAATTCTATCAGATGAAAGTACCATGCACTTAATTTATATTTCTAAAATAACTGATGTAAATGAATACGATACACTATTACAAGAAACTATAGCTGCAAGATTAGCAGCAGAATTATGTTATGCAGTAACTTCATCAACTTCTTTAGCAACACAAATGAATGAACTTTATCGAGATAAATTAAGAGAAGCTCGTCATGTTGATGCTTCGGAAGGAACTGCTGACAATTTAGACGCAAGTACATTTATTAATTCGAGGTATTAATGGCAAGGTCAACTATTGCCTTTACCAATTTTACTGCTGGAGAGTTATCTCCTAGGTTAGATGGTAGAACTGATTTAGGCAAATATTTTAACGGATGTAAAACTTTAGAAAATATGGTTGTGCATCCACATGGTGCAGCAACAAGACGACCAGGAACAAAATTTATTCATGAAGTAAAAACGAGTTCTGCACAAACACGATTAATACCTTTTGAGTTTTCGACTACACAAACTTACATTATGGAGTTTGGTAATCAGTATATTCGTTTTTTTAAAGATAATGGTATTATTACCGAAAGTAATAAAACCATCAGCGGTGCAACACAAGCTAATCCTGGTGTTATAACCGCTACCTCCCATGGTTATTCCAATGGCGACCACATCATCATTTCTTCCGTTGTTGGAATGACCGAATTAAATGGAAAAACTTTTAAAGTTGCAAACAAAACAACAAATACTTTTGAACTGCAAGATGTTGATGGTAACAATGTTAATACAACGAGTTATACAGCTTATGGTTCTGCTGGTGTTGCAAATAAAATTTATGAAATTGCATCGCCATATTCAACTGCCGATTTACCAACGATAAAATTTGCACAAAGTGCAGATCTTATGTACCTGGTTCATCCAAGCTATGCGATAAGAAAATTAACAAGATCTGGACACACAAGTTGGACATTATCAACTCCTTCGTTAACTGGTTCTCCATCGCCAGTTTTGAATACAACGACAGATAAATATCCAAGCTGTGTAACATTTTTTGAACAGCGATTAGTTTTTGCTGGATCTAATGACAATCCACAAACTTTGTGGTTTAGTAAAAGTGCTGATTTAGAAAATTTTACAACTGGATCTAATGATACCGATGCGATGGTTTATACGATTGCATCAAATAAAGTTAATGCAATTAGATATATTACAGCTCAACGATCTTTAATTTTAGGAACTGTTGGAGGGGAATTTGTTGTTAGTGCTTCTGGTACGACACAACCAATTACACCAACAAATGTACAGATACAAAGACAATCAAGTTATGGTGCAGCCAATATTGATGCAGTACAAATTGAAAATGTTACCATGTTTGTACAACGAGCAAAAAGAAAAATACGAGAGCTTGTTTATAATTTAAACATTGACCAGTACCAAGCACAAGATATGACATTACTTGCCGAGCATATTACAGAAGGCGGTATAACAGAAATGGCATATCAACAAGAACCAGATAGTGTTTTATGGTGTGTACGATCTGATGGTACATTACTTGGTTTTACTTATGCCAGGGCAGAAGAAGTTGTTGGTTGGCATCGTCATGTAGTTGGTGGTGCTTTTAGTTCTGGAAATGCAGTAGTAGAAAGTGTTGCATCTATACCTACTGATGCAAATGAAGATGAATTATATGTTATAGTTAAGAGAACTATTAACGGAACGACAAGACGATATGTCGAATATTTAACTTTATTTGATTATGGTACAGATCAAACAGATGCTTTTTATGTTGATAGTGGCTTAACTTATTCTGGTAGTGCAGCAACAGTTATTACTGGATTAGACCATTTAGAAGGACAATCGGTTACAATTTTAGCTGATGGATCTACGCATCCAAACAAAACTGTATCTGGTGGTGCAATAACTTTAGAACGATCAAGTACAAAAGTTCATGTTGGTTTAGGTTATACATCGTTATTACAAACAATGCGTGTAGAAGCTAAAGGAGAAGAAGCTACATCACAATCTAAAACAAAAAGAATTAATGAAGTTACTTTACGATTACATGAAAGTGTAGGTGTAGAAGTAGGATCTAGTTTATCAGATATGGAAAGAATACCTTTTCGATCTAGTGCCGCTGCTATGAGTAGTGCTGTGCCATTATTTACTGGCGACAAGCAAGTAGAATTTAGGGATGATTTTAATACTGATGGTTTTGTGTATGTACGACAAACACAACCATTACCACTTACAGTAATTTCTATCTATCCAATGATTACTGTTAATGATTGAGATAATAGCTTTTGAAGAAGAACACGCAGAAAAAATTATTAACTCTATGATGAATGATCCTTTAACAGAAGTTAATGAAAAATATCGTGATCTGTTAAAAGGTTTGTATGTGCCTGGTATGAGTTTTACTGCCATTAAAGATGATAAAATAATTTGTTCTGGTGGTTTTGTACCAGTTTGGGAAAATGTTTTTGAAGGATGGGTTATGGCAACTCATTTAGTTTGGAAAAATAAAATAGGTGCAGCTAGAG